CCTGTTTTCACGGCTTGTGTTGTATTCATATCCGTCTACAACCTTGTGACCTGATGGAGAAGAAACAACACCACCTGTATGCATCCCACGATCTGCAAAAGGCTGTGTACCTGTACTACGGGTATTGCCCATTTTACGTGTTTCTTCTTGAGGATATAGACCTTGTCGATTCATACCGTAGTTTGATAATGGCATAACTGTTAGCCTCCTTTATCTACTTTAAATGGTTCGGGTTGTGAGTAGACTTCATCTACGACAACGTTTGTTTCTGGACCAAGAACATTTGGACCTTTACGAGCAGCACCGTAACCCTGTCCCGTTGGACGGCCTACACATATATCAAGATACTCAGTATCCTTTGTCTTTTGCATTTGTTTAATATCCTTTTAGTAATCGTAACTATCTACAACAGGTCCACCAGAAGCTAAACGAACTGTACCACCAGATGCTTTCTTAACGTTTCCCTTCTTATCGACCTCTTTCGGCACACGAGAAGATCCAAAAGTTCTGAACTTACCGGGTTCCATTCTAGGATCTTTCGGTTTAAGTATATTCTCTATAGAAGTATCTCCAGCTGCAATATCTATATCTCTTAAAGCTTTAGCTTCAGTATCCTTCACCTCTTTAAGAAGTTTTGGACCTACTTTCTTTTTAAGTTTTTTTATTGTTGTGTCTATTGACTTTTTAGCCCCTTTAGGATTATTTTTCTGCATCTGTTCAGAAGGTTCCATAGCCTTCATCTTCTTATCTACATCTTTATCACTTAAACCTTCCAATCCTAATTTTTTTCGGACTTTTTTCCTAGCAGTGCCATGTTTTTTCACTCCCTCATCTACAACTTTATCTTTATAGCTCATAACTCAATGTACCCCTAATTTGGTATAAGAAGGATCTTCTATTGACCCTTCAAGGTTTCGTTTAAACTGTATAGAACCTAACTCGTTATATACCTTAAATATACTGTTAGCTGCTTCTACTACAAAATCTCTAAGACTATCTAACTCTGGATCAGGATTTTTAAAAACTGGATGAGAACAAACATGACTATGCCAGTTCTCAATAGTAAACTCAACTCTGTCCATAGCCTGATGGTATCCCATCGTACCGGGAGCATAGTTTAATTCATTATAGGGTATTATTCCAGCGAATGACAAACGTTTGGTGTGTTTATTCTTTTCTTCATCACTGGTGTCTATAAACTCATAGAACTCTTTACTGTCCATGCCCCTACTTACCACCTTCTATAACTTTAAAGCCAGCTATGTCAGCAAGCCTCTCAATGTCCTTTTTGACCTCTTCACTTGAGTCAGTGTCACCTAGTCCACCCATCTTAATCTTTTGTTCAGATCTGTCAACAAACATCCCCAAATGCTTCGCCACGTTTTCAACGGAACGGTTCGCGTTTGTGTAGTCTCCGTTCTGTAGCGCATGTTGATAAACTTCATCCAGCCTTTGAAGCACATGGTCAGCACTCCACGCCATTCTATCTATAGCGACTTCACGCAGATCGTTTATGCGTTGTTCTATCTTAGGCTTTTTGAGGAGGGTGGAGGCCCGTCTACGGGTATCAGAGTGGCTCTTTCCGGGCGCATATCCTGCTGCCTTGTATGCTATCAGACTATCACCCGTAGCAATATACTCCATACAGAACTTCTCCTGTTTAGGAGCCATCCCTGCTATGAAGTTTCCGGGTTTAAAGTTTTCACCTTTTTCAGCACGTTCTAACATTTCATCCTTAGTATACTTCTTTCTTTCGTGTCGCGCAAGACGGACGTTATTCCTTCTTGTTACTTCACTTCTCATCTCTATAAGATCTCTACCAGCATTAGGTTTTTTACGACCTTTTGAAGTAACACAAATAAGAGAACGAAGTTCTTCGTTTGTTAACTTTCCGTAGATGATATGGGGTTTATTACCTATTTGTTTCATATTGTTACTATAATATCAGTTAGTAAACTTTAAAACAAAATAAATAAACAAGACGAATATACACATGTTTTCTCTCTTGTTACAGATTGTATCAATTTGTAACTAGTTTGGCAACCCCCTTTGTAACGCCTAGCCGAAAAAAAACAGGAGCAGTCTAAAAACTAAGTTGTTATAAAGACTGCTCCTGTAAAACAAAGGAGAGAAATCTATTATACACATAATAATGTAAAGGTGTCAAGTTTTAGTTTGACACAAATATATTTTTTATTTATATTATTAACATGCAAAAAACAGCTTTAGTTACAGGTGTTACAGGTCAGGATGGTGCGTATCTTACAGATCTACTGTTAAAGACACAGTACAAGGTATACGGATTAGTACGGAGAAGTAGTACACCAAATAAAGAAAACATTGACAAATACATTGATCATCCTAATTTTATTCCTTTTTATGGTGATTTAACAGATATCAATAGTATTCTAACTGTTATTCAAGATACACACCCTGATGAAATCTATAACTTAGCAGCACAGTCAGATGTGAGAATATCTTTCGATGTACCTGTTTCAACAGGAGATACCAATGCTTTAGGAGTAATGCGTATATTAGAAGCGTTACAGTCTCTTAAAATTAAATCCAAGTTCTATCAGGCCAGTACCAGCGAGTTATTTGGCAAGGTACAAGAAACACCACAGAAAGAAACAACTCCCTTCTATCCCCGTAGTCCTTATGGAGTTGCTAAACTGTACGCATATTGGGCTGTTAAGAACTATAGAGAGTCCTATCCTGATTTTTTTGGCTGCAATGGGATATTGTTTAACCATGAGTCTCCGTTACGTGGAGAGAATTTCGTTACACGTAAGATTACAAAAGCTGTGGGAAAGAGAATAATGTTTCCTAAAGAGAGACATTCTCCCATTGAGCTTGGTAATTTAGATGCTAAGAGAGATTGGGGCCATGCTAAAGACTATGTTCGTGGTATGTGGTTAATGATGCAGCAAGATGAACCTGATGATTACATATTAGCTACAGGTGAGACACACTCAATAAGAGAGTTGGTCGAATGTGCTTTTGCTTCGATAAATGAAGAAGTTATGTGGGGTGGATCTGGTCTAGATGAGAAAGGTTATAACGATAAGGGAGAACTACTTGTTACGATTAATCCTGACTTCTACCGCCCAGCCGAAGTAGATTTGTTACTTGGTGATCCCAGTAAGGCAGAGAAGAAGCTGAACTGGAAGCGTGAGTATAGCTTTACTGATACTATTGAAGAGATGGTACAGCACGATACAGAAGTGTAAAATTCTTAAATTTTTGAAATTATATAAAGTCCCTATTTCTAGATAAACACGGCCGCCCTCTTTTTCCTCCCCCCACCCCAAAAAAAAGACCCCAGAATAAACTGGGGCCAAGTTAGGGAGTTAAACTTATGCAATGATATCTACATCTTTCAATTCGCCTTTTGTTTCAGGTATTGGTTGATGCTTTCTATTAGTATCAATAACAAAGTACTTATCGCCTAAGAACATACCCATTAAAAATCCTAACATAAAACACATTGTAGAAATAAACGTAACAAGTAAAAATACATCCATGATACTCTCCGTTAGTAAGGGGGACCGTAGTCCCCCATTTGGTTACATTGGTGCAAAAATAACTAATGCTACTGTTGCAATGAAAAAGATTAAAAGTACACATAAGAACTCTAATGGACCTCTAAACACTTCGGCTAAATCTTTAAAATATTGTTTCATATTAACTCCATGTTTTATTGTGCCGTTGTTGGCACGTACATTCTACAATATATAAGAGAGAGTGTATACTTATTTATTTTATTTGTATTTGTGCTACGATCAGGAGCCGACACGATCAAAAGAAAAAGGGGAAGCGTTCTGCTTCCCCATTAGTTTCCTATTCAACCTTGACGATTAAACCGTCTTTCATTGTTACTAAGCCAAACCACTCGCGGCCTTTACCTGTTATATGCGGTCGATTGCATACTGTTAGAATGCCATTTGATTTATATTGTGGACCAAACATTGAAGTCTCAATATAAGATAACTCATTACCTATATGAGCTTTACATTCTTTTTTACTGCCGTAATTTGCGATCATAGTCATAATCTTAATTCTCCGTTTGTTATGCCGTTGGTGGCAGGTACATTCTATTACATATATAAGATAGTGTATAGTTATTTATTTTATTTGTATTTGTGCTACGATCAGGAGCCGACACGCTCCGTGTCTTAGCGGAATAAGGATGGGAGGGCCGTAGCCCCCCCTGAGTTAATCCCGTTAAACGTCGATTGAAATTGAAGCTTCTCGTAAAATTTCTTTAACGAATTCGTCGATTTCATCTCGTGTTAAAAACTTAGCTAACATATCAGTACCTTCAGTACCTTCTGTCTCTTGACTAGCTTGAGCTTCTAGCTCTTGCAGATAATCCTCAAGACCGTCTATTTTATCTGTAAGCTCTTCAACTTTCGCTTCTAAAGCTTCCAAATCTTCAAGCTTTGCTTCTAACTCTGAAGCGTCCACTTCTACTCGTATTAAATTAGTCATGTTAACTCTCCTTTTGTGTTGGCTTGACGTTGTGTCTCCAAACACATCTATATAATAGTACATCTATATATAAGTGTCTACTTGTTTTTAATTGTTTACTTATGACTAGATCAGGAGCCGACAGGCGAATAATTGAGTCCGAACGGAGTGAGGTCCATATTCTTAGAAAATTTCCCGACCCAAAAAAAAACCCCCACCGTTTCCGGTGAGGGCCAAGTTTACGTGGGAGTTATTTTTGAGCGGTCACGTTGATATTAACACCAACCAGACCAAATTCTTTCGTCGCGATCTTGGCGAAGCCGCCTGTCGAGGATACGACCTTCGTCTTGCCAGACTTTGACATTGGGAGTTGGCTAGCATCAGGGCCGTTAGTACCCATTGTTATTACCAAATCACCGGATTTAGAAACTGAAATATCTTTTAACATAGTAAACTCTCCATTTTTTTTAAATTCGCCATCCCATCAAATCGATGTTGGCAATTACAGAATACTACAATTGAATAATATTGTCTACATTTTTTTTATTTCAGCTTTTAATATATGAACGCATACACGCATGACAGACCGACTAGCTAAATTATGGTAGCTATATCTGAGCCGACACGCTCGGCCATAGTCGATCCATTTCTAAGCCAAATAATGCTTGACAGTGACATTTCTGCAACAGTCGCCCATGTCCCAGACATGTGTCAGCTGATCCATGTCTGAACTGGTTTGTGTAACTAGCCAAACTAGAACCAGTTTAGGTTCAGTTATGTAAAATTCTGTTACAACGGAATCAAGGGTTGATTCTGTGATATTACACACACAATACTGGGACTAATTACTGTCTACACCTTATAGATGTCTGTTGTTCAATGGGTAATTTATCAATATCAAACAAGGGGCTGTTGCTTTTTTGCAACACGAACAAAAAAAACGACATTCCATGTCTGAGTCACTCTGAGTCGGTAAGGGACATGAAACGCAGAAAATAAACACTTGACGAAAAAATCGAAATCGCGATAATGGGGGCCATCGCAACAAACAAAACGGAGAGAAATACACTACCATGAATAAAACATTCAAAGCATTACGGAACGGATACAAATGCGAAGCCTACAAAGCTCCAAGTGGACACTGGATTGTTGGAGGTGACGTTCCGTATCCAAATGATGCAATTTTGATTGTGTCGAAAAAAGCAGATCGCTTGGCGTGGTTCGCTTTAAAAGGTTGTTATCTTGTCTTTCAAGATTTCTGCGGAGAAAACGAATATCAAAACATAGGGGAACCAGTATGAATAATTTAAATTTACACCACGTTACCAACATTCAAGTAAGCGGAATCACCACTTATGAAGAAGACAACGAGTTTTCATCTTGGCGAGAGATTAAGTTTACTTGCATGACTGAGGGCAAGGAAGAAACATTTAGGGTTTCCGTGTTCTCAAATATTTCGTCAAATATGTATAGGACTACAGACGCTCTAGGTGTGGCAATTAGCCAAAAAGGACGAACCATTAAAAAGGGAGATAAATAATGTTA